TGGCGTAGTGTGGTGATTATCGAGATGAGCAAGTTGAGGAAGTCTGGGGTGGTTGTTAAGTGCCTCAAGGGGCGTTATGTATTGGCATAAAGTTTAGGGGCTAACGTAGTGAAGTTTGACCTCCAAAAGTTCTATCAGTTTTGCTCTCAGTTGCAAATCGAGACGAAGGAGCGAGGCTTGCAGCGGCTGGACAAGCTGTTGGGCACGCAGACGTATGTGATGAACGAGATTGCGCGTGGGCTGGAGGAGGACATTCACTTTTTTACCATCCTCAAGGGCCGGCAGCTTGGCGTGACGACGATCAGCCTGGCGCTGGATTTGTATTGGGTGTTCACGCATCCGGGTTTGGGCGCCACGCTGGTGACGGACACTGAGGAAAACCGGGAGATGTTTCGGTCCACCTTGGGCATGTATTTTGAGCATTTGCCGCGGCAGTTCAAAATCCCGATGGAGGGGCATAACCGCAACCAGTTGGTGCTGAAGAACCGCAGCCGGTTGTTTTACCAGGTGGCTGGTTTGCGAGCTAAGGGCAGTCTGGGGCGCGGTAAGGCTATCACCTATTTGCATGGCACGGAGACGAGTTCATGGGGCGATGAAGAGGGTTTGGCGTCCTTGCTTGCTTCGTTGGCTGAGACCAACCCGGACCGGCTGTACATGTTTGAGAGCACAGCGCGCGGCTTCAACCTGTTCCATGATATGTATGTCACGGCCAAAAAGGCTCGCACGCAGAGGGCCATTTTTTGCGGCTGGTGGCGAAACGAGTTTTACACCGCAAACCCAGAGACGGCGGTATATAAAACATATTGGGATGGACGATTGACCCCGGAAGAGAAGGAGTGGGTCAGGGACATCAAGAAGCTGTATCAGTTTGAGATCAACAGCCGGCAGATGGCATGGTGGCGGTGGAAGCTGGCTGAGGGCATCAAGGACGATGCGCTGATGTATCAGGAGTTTCCGCCGACTGAGGACTATGCGTTCATCATGTCGGGCACCTCGTTCTTTAGCACCTCGCGCTGCACGGATGCCGCTAAGGCTGCGAAGGCCATCAAGCCGGATTACTATCGCTATGTGATGGGGCAGTTGTTTCAGGACACTGAGGTGATGAAGTCTCAGGAGCGTCTGGCAACGCTGAGCATCTGGGAGGAGCCTGTTGACAATGGCTATTATGTTATTGGTGCCGATCCTGCTTATGGCAGCAGTGATTGGGCTGACCGCTTTTGCATACAAGTGTTTCGTTGCTATTCGGATGGCTTGGAGCAAGTGGCGGAATTTGCCACCAGTGAGTTGAACACCTACCAGTTTGCGTGGGTGATTAGCCATTTGGGTGGTGCTTACAAGAACAGCATTCTCAATCTGGAAGTGAATGGTCCCGGCCAGGCCGTCATCAATGAGTTGCGGAATCTAAAACGTCAGGCGGTTGCTATGGGCGGCAAGGACGGCACTAGTTTGATGAACGTGTTGGGCCACATGCAGAATTACATCTGGCGCAAAAACGATACACTGGGCGGTTTGTCTAACAGTATTGGTTGGGTGACTACATCTGCAAGCAAAGAGCGGATGCTTAATTACTTTAAGGATTACTTCGAGCGCGGGATGATGATCGTGCGGTCAATGGACACCTTGGATGAGATGAAGACGGTTACGCGGCAGGACGGCACGATTGCGGCGTCTGGGCGCGGCAAGGATGACCGTGTGATTGCCAGTGCGTTGGCCGCTGCGGCGTATGCTGAGCAGTTGCAGCCGCGGTTGATAGCCATGGGTCTGACCAAGCTGCGCAACCGTGCGCTGGATGAGTTGGATGCCGAGGAGCGTGGCCGGGAGCGCACGGTGGTGAGCAAGTACCTCAAGAACATTGGGTTGGGTATGTGATGTTTGCGATCAGGCCAAAGAGGGAGTTGCTAGATTGGTTTGGCCGGTTTTGGGCTGACACTGAGCGCGGGATCAGTATGCCGCTGCTGGTGGAGTTTACCGGCGTAAGCCAGAAGACGTTTGAGGAAGTGGTGAAGCGCCGCAACCGTCCCATGCAGGATTGGGTGCAGTCTGCGTTGAGCAAGTTTGCGCATGAGTGGGAGGCGGGCATGATCGAGGTGTATCAGCGCCCCAACCGCACGAAGGCCATTAGGTATAGGCGGGAGCCTAAGTTGGACATGCGGCCAAGCGTTGGGCTGCAAGTTGTGGACGGGCAAATCCGTCTGAATGTGGGATTGAAAAACCGGGCGAACTACATGGCGCCCACGTTGAAGGAACAGTTGAAATGAACGCAAAGTTGAAACCGTTTGACGAAATGTACGTTAAGATACCTAACGGCTGTTGGTTGTGGCACGGACGCATAAACACCTACGGCTACGGTATGTACGGCCAAAAACTAGCGCACCGTGTAGCGCTGGAAAAAAACGTGCTTCCACCGCAATCTAATTTGTGCGCTTGCCACCATTGCGATGTGCGCTCTTGCGTAAACCCAAGCCATTTATTTTGGGGGACAAGGGCAGATAATAACGCCGATGCGCAGAAAAAGGGGCGCAAGCCTCGCCCGTCCGTGTACAAAACTCATTGCCATAAAGGCCACGAATTTACGCCTGAAAACACAAGATTGAACAAAAGACCAGAGAGGCGTTGGCCCTCACGGTCGTGTTTGACTTGCGCACGCGAATACATGAAAGAATTTAACGCAAAGCGGAGGGTTTCAACTTGATCAAGCGCCACTACAAGTGCCCCAAGCACGGGTTCTTTGAGTCATGGGAGGCTGTCTGCAGGCATGGTTGCTTGGACGGCATCAAGGTGGCTTTCCTGAAAGCGCCGGCGTACCTGTCTGACAAAACCAAGCGCAACGATGCCAATCTGAAAGGCTTGGCGCAGGAGTTTGGCATGACCAACCTTAAGAGCACCCGCGAGGGCGAGCATCAGGACGGCTACCTGACCCGCAACAACGCGCCGGTAGTGGAGCAACCCCCCGAGCCTCCGCGCGGCTCTGGCGTGATCTGGGGCGGCGGTGCGGGGCACAGTATGCAGTCGGTTATGGGCGGCGCTATCAAGTCGGTGCGCGGCGAGAGCGTGGGCTTCAATCCAAGGGACGCTGGTGAATTGCGTGGACCGCGGACGGCAAGTTATGTAGGAGACCATGAGAATCTTGCCATCAAGAGGGATTAAGCCGTGATAATTCCCAAGGACCCAATTGAGCGCGAAACTCTGTATCTCGATTTGATCCAGAAGTGCATGGTGTCTCGGGAGGAGCGTAAGGCCGATTACAGCAGCCTGCGCTCTTGGTATTTGTTTGGTGCTGGCCCGGAGGAAAGCCCGGCGCACTACAACAAGATTTACCCGCACATTGACCAAGTGACGGCGTTCTTGTTTAGCGCGGACACCACGCGCTTCAGCATTAACCTCGGCGCGTCGGTGCCAGAGAACGAGCACACCAAGGTGCCGGTGCTGACTGCGGCGCTGAACGACAAGTGGCAGGATTCCAACGGCGACCAAGTGTTTGCCATGGCGATGACGTGGGCGCTTTGTTATGCCTCTACCTTCATCAAGCTTGTTGTGCGCAATGGGTCGATCCATCCCTACATGGTGGAGCCTGGCAGCGTCGGCGTTCTGCGCGAGGATACGCCATACACCGACCGCCAAGAGGCAATGGTCCAAACCTACTACGTCACCAAGTCTGACTTGGCGCGGCGTCTGTACGGGCATCCCAAGCGCAAGTCGATCATGGACCGCATTAGCGCGGCGCAGCATCAAGTGAGCCATGTGCCTGAGGGCCTTGACCGCATCGTGATGAGCCAGACCAACCCAACCATCTACGGTACGGTCAACCTGGATTTGTACGGCTACAACCGCATGAAGGCTCAGGTGGCCGAGGATACGGTTGAAATGCGGGAGTTGTATCTTTGGAACGATGAGATTGACGACTATCAGGTGGTCACGATTGCCGAGCCTGACGTGATTATCTACGACCGCCCCGGCGAGCAGCTTTTCATGAAGGGCGAACTGCCGTTTATCCAGATCACGCCCAACCCGCAGTATGACTACTACTGGGGTCAATCTGAGGTGCAGAAGCTGATCTTCCTTCAGCAGATGCGCAACAAACGCATGACTGAGATTCTGGACCTGTTGAGCAAGCAGGTGAACCCGCCGACGGCGCTGATGGGCTTTACCGGCATTCTGGACGAGAAGAACTTTGCGCTAAACCGTGCTGGCGGCCTGCTGTCCAACGACATGGCGCAGGGCAAGGTGGAGCGGCTGGCGCCTGAAATGCCGGCTGATTTGTTCCGAGAGATTGACGCGATTGATGCCATGTTCAGTGAGGCGTCGGGCATTTCCTCAGTGTTGTCTGGCCGCGGTGAGTCTGGGGTTAGGTCACAGGGGCATGCCTCTCAGTTGGCGCGGCTGGGATCGTCGCGCATCAAGAAGCGGGCGCTGGTGATTGAAGACGCGCTGGAAAAGATGGCGACGCTGTATCTCAAGTTGATGCAGCAATATGACCGCACGCACTTCCCTGATGTGCATGGCAATAAGTTTATCGCTGAGCAATTCACCAAGGACTTTATGGTGAAGGTTGACGCCCACTCCAACAGCCCGATTTTTATGGAGGATATGCGGCAGTTGTCGTTCAACTTGTTCAAGGCGGGGGCGATTGACAAAGAGTCCTTGATTGATTTGCTTGACCCGCCTATGAAGCAATTGTTGAAGGACAAGTTGAAGAAGCAGGCCGCTCAACAGAAGGCTAACCCACCTCCCGAGGGAAAGCCGCCAGGCAAGCAGGGTAAGTGATGGCACAGGATTTTAAGATCAAATCCGACCAGCCCAGAGCGCAAGCCAAAGATGTTGCGCGCGGTAATCCTTCGCCTTCCATTGAATACAAGGTATCCTCCATACGCACCCTAGGTAACAGGGCAGCCCCACGCGCTAATGCGCGTTCGGAAAGGAGGTGATACCATGTACAAGTCCGTCAAGCGCGGTAGCCGCAAGGGCCGCTAATGCCGGTTGTTCAACTCTAGCAATGAAAGGAGGTCTCCCATGCGTCGCAAGGGTCGTAAGGCTCGCCGGTAACTAACGCGCTGCCTTGAGCAGCCGTTAATCCGCGACTTCCGTGCGGGACCGGAAGATAAAAATAGTCCCGCTTGACTTTTGCTTTCTGCTGGTGTTACGCC